ACACCATTCTGGATTTCTTCACAGTCTCAGGATTTTGTTTTACTGGAAACAATTTTCAGCACGGATGTTGGGATAGTCGTTCAGGATTATGAGTACAGGAACTTTTATAATTTCGCACAAGGCAAGAGAGATATTGTGATAGTCAGTAAGGCAGGGCAAAGATTTTATCGAAGAATAACATCTGCTACTTCCACAACCCCAGGCGAAGAAATAATTGGTATTGATGCACCATTGGGGATAACGATTACGTTGAATCAAATTAAGATAATTTCATTTTTACATCCATCTAGGTTAGATGTTGATGGGATAGAAATTGCTTGGTCACACACTGAATTCGCAAAAATTGCATTTGCAGCTAGGGTATTAGGAAGATGACTTTTGAAGCACGGGAAGAAGGGTTTGGATATCCAGTAGAATTATATGAATTTAGGTTGGGTGTTGTTCAATCATTTTTTTTAACTTCACATGATCAGGAAATACTCTTTGCTAATAATGTGTACATCCCACATCAGATGCAAAGGCAGGCTGTGGAACAGAATACAGAAATTGAAAGACACGAATTGAAAATAGATATTCAAAGGGATGCCGAGGTACTAGAAGGTTTTGTAGGGTTTCCCCCTACTCAAATAATGACTTTGACAATATACAGACAGCACTTAAATGACCCTGCTAATGAATTTGTGGTGGTCTGGAAAGGTAGGGTACTGACTATTGAATGGTCTGGTTCTAAAGCGGCAATTGCTTGTGAGCCTGTCTTTACTAGTTTGAAAAGACCTGGGTTGCGTAGGAAGTATTCAAGTCAATGTCCACATATACATTATGGTCTTGAATGCAAAGTAGATAATGATCTATTTAGGGTAATAGGAACGGTGTCGGCTTTTTCAACCAATATTATTACAGCCCCAGAATGGGCAGTAACAGGTGTGGGATTTTATGATGGTGGGTATCTTCAATTCGATCAGGTACATTTCAGGACAATATTGGATGATGATGGAGCAGGTACTTTGACTATTGTAACCCCGTTTCCAACTGACTTAGGAGTTGGAAGTTTTGTTGATGCATTCCCTGGCTGCGCCCATGACCTAGCAGATTGCAAAAACAGGTACGATAACATAAATAATTATGGTGGTTTTCCTTATAGTCCTGATAGGAATCCGTTTGGTGGCACAACACTTTTTTGATACTAAGATCAAAAATAGGTAAATAGATATGTGGGTACAATTAGCATTGTTCGTTCTTTCAGCAGTAGTCAGTGCAATGCTTGCACCGAAACCCCCTGTTCCAAAGAAAGCTTCGTTAGTAGATTTTGATGTACCAAGTGCAGAACAAGATAGGGCTATACCTGTGATCTTTGGAAAGGTTCGTGTGACAGGCCCGAATGTGGTTTGGTATGGAGACCTAAACACTATTGCTATCAAGGGAGGGGGCAAGAAGTAATGCAAGTTTATGTGAGTCTGAAATATTGCAGGGTATTGAGATATTGCATTACGGGTGTAAAGCGTTTCTGTGTTCGTAATGATTTAGATTTTAAAAAGTTGTCTCATGGGGAAATGCCTGTAGAAGAATTTGAAGCAACTGGTGAAGCAATGGCTTTGGAGGTTGTTAAGTTAGCTAGGAGGGTCGCAGATGGGCGGTAAGTCTGGTGGCACGGTAGGGTATAAATACCTTCTTGGTTTGCATATGGTTATTTGTTATGGGCCTATTGATGAAGTCCATGAAATCCGTGTGGCTGACAGACTGGCTTATGATGGGGGTGGTGCTGACCCCGCAGTAACGTCTTCACAATCTATCAATATTAATAAACCTGAATTGTTCGGAGGGGAAGAACGGGAAGGTGGTGTTGGTGGACTTGCCGTGGGGGGTAATGTTGGTAGTTTGAGTGGATTTTTTCAATTTATTAATCAACTACTTCGGGGGGGTAAGCTTGATATTGCCTTTGGTGAAGCTTCGCAAGTACCAAACGCATATCTTCAGAGTGTGCTTACTGGTGAAGTGCCTGCCTACAGGGGTGTGGTAAGTTTTATTTTTAATAGATTTTATATCGGGAATAATCCGTATCTTAAAGATTGGGAATTTCAGGTGTCTAGATATCCTGCTGTGTTTAATGCGGCTACCAGACAAATAGGTACAGATGCGAATCCTGCCAATATGATTTTTGAAATACTGACTAATATTGATTGGGGCATGGGCTATAACAGTGGTGATATGGATTTGGTTAGTTTCAATGCTAGTGCTGCTACTTTGGATAGTGAAGGTTTTGGTTTGTCCATGATTCTGACTCAATCGGATGAAATCGAAGGGTTCATTAATAGTATATTGGAACACATCAATGGTTCCCTTTATCTTGATTTGGCTACAGGACAGTTTGTGCTGAGATTGATTCGTGATGATTTTGTTCCTGCAAGTTTACCCCTCTTTGATGAAAGTAATATAGTAGATTTATTGAATTTCTCACGGAGGGCATGGGGAGAAACCATTAATGAATTGACAGTGGTATATCGTGATCAGGAAACTAATAAGAATGTACCAATCACTGTTCAGGATATGGCAAATATTCAGATTCAGGGAACAACAATTAATACCACTAGGCAATACCCAGGTATTTCCAATTCAGAGCAAGCTCTTTTTGTAGCGTTGAGAGATTTAAGAACCCTGTCATCTCCGTTAGCTAAAGTCAAAATGAGGGTAAACAGGGATGCATGGGATACTGCCCCAGGTGATGTGTTCAGATTATCGTGGGCTGCTTTCGGAATTGTTGAGGTAGTCTTCAGGGTAGGTGCTATAAATTATGGCAACCTAAAAGCCGGTCATATAATCATTGATGCCATTGAAGATGTCTTTGGTTTGCCTAGTGCTAGTTATGCAGCACCACAGATAAGCGGATGGGTTATACCTGGCGGGCCTCCGGCTGATGCACCTTTTCAATTTATTGAAGATGCTACGTTCTACGATATTGTTCAGCAGATTGGTGAAGATGATGCTGCTAATGTAGCTGCTGACCAGGGATTTATAAAAGCGTTTGCAGCAAAGCCGACTTCAGACCATTATAATTTCACGTTGTTTATTTCTCCTGATGAAACATTGGCTGTGTATACCCAGGATGGTGCGGGTGAGTTCGCCGGAAGTGCAATTCTTGTGGCAGCAATAGTGGCTGCGAATCAAACTACTTTTGTTTATGAAGGTGATGATCTTGAGATTGAATTCATGGAGGTATTAGAATTTGTGCAGATTGATAATGAGTTCATGGAAGTATTTGATCATGACATAGAAAATAAAACTATGATTGTAAATCGGGGTGTGGTTGATACTGTTCCTGTTTCTCATGTAATCGGTTCTAGGCTTTTTGCTAATCAAGTTAATGCGGCTTTCAGTCAAACCCAATACAGTGACGGGGAACAAATTGATATTAAATTGTTGACCAAAAGTGGTCAAGGTACATTAGCTCAAGTTGATGCAACTACAAATATATTTGTGGTGAGTGATCGAAAAGAAAAACCTTATCCCCCTTCTAATCTTCGGTTGGATAATTTGCCTGCTTATGTTTCTCAAGGTATGACATTGGGTGATCTGGATATTCGGTGGCAGCACAGGGACAGGACACAGCAAACAGCTACCCAACATATACCACAAGCATTCGGTGATATTGGCCCTGAAGTTGGAACCACGTATACGCTGAGATTGTTTAATGAAAATAATGTCCTATCTAGAACTGAAGTTTTAATTGCGGGAACAATTTTTATTTGGGTAGATGAAACAGCGGATAGTGGTTTGGTTGATAGGGTGAACAACAATTTACGACTTGAATTGGAAGCTAATAATAGTGTGTCTGGTTTAAGAAGTTTTCAAATTCATGATTATGCTTTTAAACGTGCCGACTATGGTTATAGTTACGGTGAATTTTACGGAGGGTTTGTGTAATGGTAACAATAACGGGGCCCAATGAGGGCATTAAACATAACTATCCATTGGGTACGTTTTGGAAAACGGATAATGATGATACGCTTAGGTTGATAGATGAGGTTTTGCATCTTGGGGTAATTGATAAAGATTTAGTTGCTCAGCCAGTGTCTCCAACTGTGGGTGATCGATATATTTTGCCTGCGGGTGCTACGGGTACTAATTGGGCAGGACACGATACTGAGGTTGCTATCTTTACGATACTTGATTCTGGTAATGCCTGGGAATTCCGAGTTCCAAAATTAGGGTGGTTGGCATTTGTTCAGGATGAAGAGTTTGTTTATTTTTGGAATAATACAGCCTGGATACTTCTTGGTACTCCTGCAAGTGTAAGTGGTGTGGTTACAGCCCTGCCAGGAAGCGGAACCTTGACTATGGATTTAAGCACGGGGGTTCGTAACTTTGCAACTATATTGACGGGGGCTGCAACATTGGTTTTTTCTAATGTACCTGCGGGTGTTCAAACTGAAATCTCTGTGAAGGTAGTTCAGGATGGTGTGGGTGGTCATGTTCTGACTTTACCTGCGGGTGCAATTTATGCGGGGGGTGTAACTCCTACCCCAAGTGTTGCTTCTAATACTAGAGACCGTTATTTATTTCTTCATGATGAAAATGGAATACTTGAAGGTAACATAGTGGGTCAATTATATGCCTAGAAGATTAACATTAGGTGTAGCGGGGCATAATTTTCTAGACCCCCCACCATTAGACCCGCCTGGCCCTGCAAGTCGCGTTGCTGTGTTGTCTGGGTTGGTGGGTCTTGATTTTGCTCATCAATATCTGTTTGAAGGTGGGAATCCTGATTTTCTTCTTGATGAGGAAGGGTCTAGTAGGACTCTAAGGCTTCTTGCTGCTGCGCCTACGTTTGGTGGCCCTCAGCTAAGTAAGGCTGCGGCAACTTCAGTCAATTGCGGGAATACAGTTCAATGTCTTTTCGAATATAATTTTACTCCACCGCTTACAATATTCGCGTGGGAACTTTGGTATAGGCAACCTGATTTGGGACACAATCGATGTGTGCTTATGGGTGCTTCGCTTAACTCCAATATCAATATAGGCAGGTTCAACAATACGTTTAATTATCCGATGTTCAGAAATGATACTAATCAGACTGTAGGTTGGGAATCAGAAGTTGATTTGTACGGTGATAATAAAATCCATCAGTTGATTGAGGCGCACGAACCTGCAACGCGAGAAAACTACATTTTATACATTGATGGAATGCCTGTTGCTTCTGGTACGAATGCGGGGGTATTAAATGATGGGACTAGTGGTTCTCAAGGTGGTTGGTCTACTGGTCAGCAGGGGCCAGCTTTCAATGGTCGTAATGTTGGCTTAACGAAGGCGGAAAGAAGTGGTGCAGATTTTGGGTCATTCCATTTTTATAACGGTGGGGCAGAATTAACACAACTTGCAGTTAGACAATTATATGAAGGAACTGCATTATCAGGGCAGGATATGTTGACTAGTCCAAGATGGTTCATACTGGATAGTGTGAACTGTACGGTTAGTGCTGCCCCCGCTAAAGATTTAACCTGCGGGGATGTGACTGATAATACAGGTGGTCGATCTGGTGCAATCCCCAGAAATGGCAAAGTGTATTTTGAGGTTGAGGTTAGTGCTCAAGGTGATGATACGGCTTCGAATCTGCTCGGTTTACGAAGATTGTCGGAAGGTGGGAATGTCGGCTTTACTCCCACCATACCTATCTTTGAATATTGTACTGATGGTGCGGGTGATGTGGTGGATGGGCAGGCACTACGCTTGGAATTACGGGAACCCTGGGTACTGCTGCCACTGCCAGAATCTTTCAGTTTGCTATTGATTGGGCTACTGGTGATTGGTGGATGGGAACTGACAATACCGTTTTTGCGGGTGTCGGTGGTGTTGGCAATCCTTCTACTGGTGCTAATCCATTAACTGCTTTGGACATTCGTTATAATTGGGCAGTCATTGATAGGGTCAACGGTGCAAATGGAAATGGGGTTGTCAGATTAATAACTGCTGATGCCGATCTGAATTTTGCTAAACCCACAAGCTATGTAGCGTGGGAAGATGCTACTTAAAATGAGGAAATGATATGAATGTAATTGATTCAACACTGCAAGGTTGGTTAGACAATGGCGATTTCTGTCAATGTTGTCAAAGAATGATGCCTGAAGATGAAGCTACAGGTGGCCCTTTGAATGTGAATCAAAAAGTGGGTGACGGTTTGGGTAGTCCGGTATCTTGTGTAAGGTGTATTGAAATAAGTAGACCTATTGTTGAAGGTTACACTCCAACCTGATATTAGAAAATGAGATGAGACTTTTAATATTCATGAGGAATGAAAATGAAAACTTTTATAATTGCTCTTATGCTCATATTTTCTACTGCTATTTTTGCCAGTGGTGAACATCATCATCACAACGGCGAAGATGGAAAGGATGGGGTTGATGGGATTGATGGTATTGATGGGGCTGATGGTATCTCTGGTCTTAATGGTATCAATGGTCTTAATGGTTCTAATGGAATCCGCAGTTCCGATCTTAATATCGCTATAGCTTCTTCAATTGCTTTATCAAATATTGATTTCAGTTCTAGTACCCAACAATGGCAAGTTGGAATAGCTGCGGGAACTTATGATGGTGAACAAGCTATTGCATTCGGTGCAGGTAAGCTTGTAGCAAAATACGATATGCTTTTTAAGGTTAGTGGGACTGCTGCCAATAGTGAACTTGGTTTAGGTGTTGGTCTGATGTGGAAGATTAAGTAATGGAAGATGACATTACTGATAGGGCTAAACAACATCATGAAGCCCACATTGAAATTCCAGACCCTACACCTTTTGAACGTATAATTTCTTGGGTGAAGATTGCTTTTGCTACCAAGAAAGTAATTATGTTGGTGTGGGCTTTCTTTTTCAGTGTGGCAGGGGTTGCAGTCAAAGGGAACATTGATGAAATTAATCCGTGGAAGGAAGCTGCTATTGAAGTGGGCTTGATTGATGCAGACCCTATAGATGAAAAGCTTAGCCCCCAAGATGTTGTAAAAGAAGAGGCACTTAATCAGCTTCGGGCAAATATGGTGAATCTAGAAGGCAAGTTAGAAGCTATGCAGGAAGCCTCAGATGCCCCTGTAAGCTACGATCTACCAGAACACACACATCCGCTTGTAGAACACACACATGAAGCCGTGGCACATACCCACAAGCCCCATGAACCTGCTAAGCATACACATCCTGAATCTTCGCGGGTTGTCCTGTCTTCTGAGGTTCAATCTATTCTGGAATCTGAGGTTAAAAGGGTCTTTGAAATAGAACTAAAAGATCATATAAATTTGCTTCATTGATTTGATCTTAGTATCAATCTGCTATAGCGCAAAGCGTTAGGAGGTTTTACACTTGAAGTTACTAATTTGGTTTAACGAGATGAGAACTTTAGTTTTAGAAATCAAAGATATAGCTTTGGCTGCTTATATGAAAATGAGTGGGTGTGAGTTTATAGCTTTTGATGGGTCAAAATTTAAGTTAAAAAACCCAAGTGAAAAATCGATTGATGATTGGTCTCTTGAATACACTAATTCTTGTTGCTGTTCACATGATAATCAATTACTACAGTTGAGAAATCTTGTGCGTAGACACAACAACTATAGTTGAGGGGTTGTAATCATGGCAGCAGGAACACTCAATATAGTTATTGAACAGGGTGCAACATTTCAAAAGAAATTAACGTGGGCTGATGACATTGATTTTCCTGCTTCGGGAAACCCAATTGATATAACAGGATACACAGCACGTATGCAACTTCGGGAAGAAAAGGATTCCCCAGACCCCGCTATTTTGGAACTGACAGATGGTAATGGGCGAATAACAATCGGGGGGGCAAATGGAGAAATTGATTTATTCATTGATGATGCTGACACGGAAGCACTAACAATTGAATCTGGATTTTATGATCTGGAAATTGAATCCCCAGGTGGAATTGTTACCAGATTGATTGAAGGAACTTTTCAATTGTCTACTGAGGTAACTAGAACTTGAGTGAAAATAGTTGCATCCTTGTTAAAGAAATTGACTGTGACAATGTAGTTCTTGTTGAGGAAATTAAACTTGCTGTCATTGTTCAAGCTGATGAAGAAGTTGTCATTGTTGCATGTGAGCAAGGGCCAGCAGGACAAGATGGTTTTGGACTTGTGCAAGTTGACACTGGCCCAGTTGCCCCTGCTGCAACTCAGGTCGCTGATGCCGTAGCAGTGACAGTTTTTAGATCAATCAAATGGTTGGTGACTTTAAAAGATTCAGTGGGTGGGCTTTTTAAATTTTATGAAGTGATTACGATACATAATAATTCAACTGCAAAGCATTCAGTTTATGGGTTGGTTGGGGATACAATTTCGGTTGTAAATGATGTGGATATATTAGCGGGATTTATCCGATTGAACATCACTAACAACAGTGCTAATTCGATTGACATAAGTGTTATGAGAATTGTCACAACAGTATGATGAGACTGAGACTTTTTAATATGTTTGGAGCACTGTGATGACACAAAATTTATTTGATATTGAAAAAGGGTTGCAGATTGATAGTAGCTCTGCATATTTAACTGGTTCAGGAGTCCCAGGTTCTACTGCTGATACTGATGCGGCAATTGTTGGTTCCTTTTATACGGACACTGCTACTGGTGGACTCTTCGGAAAAAATATAGCAGGTGCGGGTACGGACAAATGGAAGAAGAT